CGGGCATCGATTGTGAAGTGATATTCTTAGCATTGGATCAGCCAAAGGATGTGAGGAAACTCTTATCCTTAGAGCTGACTGGCGCATGGGTGAACGAGGCACGCGAATTGCCTAAAGCAGTTGTCGACGGACTCACCCATCGTGTCGGCCGTTACCCAACTAAAAAAGATGGTGGCCCAACATGGCATGGTGTTTGGATGGATACTAACCCTATGGATGATGATCATTGGTGGTTTAGAATAAGTCAAAAAGAACCCATACGCGGTAAATTTGCATGGGATTTTTTTCAACAACCAGGTGGAGTGACTGAAGTTAATGTTGATGATTTACCTGAAAATCCAGAAGCTAATGACCATATGTTTGCATCAGGGCGTTGGTGGCGACTCAATGAAAAAGCTGAAAATGTTAAAAATTTACCCGCGGGTTATTATCAGCAAATGCTTGGCGGCAAAAATTTAGATTGGATACGTTGTTATGCTGAAGGTAAATTTACTTATGTACAAGAAGGCAAACCTGTTTGGCCAGAATATGATGATCAATTAATGAGTTCACCTGAAGTTGAGTATGATCCTGGCGTACCATTACAAATTGGACTTGACTTTGGTTTAACACCAGCCGCTGCAATAGGACAACGCTTGCAAAATGGACGCTGGATTGTATTACACGAAATTGTTTCTGAAGACATGGGGCTCGAAAAATTTTCGCAACAGATGTTGGCAGAACTTAATGCTAGGTTTCCTAAAGCGCAACTGATGGTTTGGGGCGATCCCGCTGGAACACAACGCGATCAAGTTTATATGAAAACAGCGTTCGATCATTTACAAACAATAGGGTTACGCGCACAACCCGCAGCTTCAAATAATTTTCAAACAAGGCGCGAAGGTGGCGCTGCACCTATGCAAAGATTAATTTCTGGAAAACCAGGGTTAATTATACATACATCATGTAAAATGTTACGTAAATCATTAAGTGGTGGGTATCATTTTAAACGTATTAGTATGGGTTCTGGACAAGAACGATTTAGAGATACGCCTAATAAAAATGAATTTTCACACATTGGTGACGCATTTGGCTATTTGATGTTAGGCGGTGGCGAACATAAGCGCATGACTCGTTCTGCATTATCTTTACCCACAACCATAGGGCAGACACTTGTCAACACGGACTTCGATGTATTTGCTTGACCAAACAGTTATTGATTTTTGTATGCCAAAAAGTAAGTTTTTAAGGTTTAAAAATTTTGAACCTAAAGATTTAGAGGGGTTTAAAGGGTTATATGACTATGAGCTTTCGAACATGTCGATTAAAGATAGAAAACAGTATTTTATCAATCAGTCTCAACTTGGCCCTACTATTAGTGCAATCTATGATAATCATACTTTCGGCGTTTATGGTGCTGTTCATTTGTGGAGAGGCGTTGCTGAAGCGTGGTCTATCTTTGATGAAGACCTTAGACGATATAAAATAGCTATGTGTAAAGGCGCTCTTGGTTTTTTTGATATGTTATTTATATCTTATGACTTGCATAGAGTGCAAATAACTGTTAAAAAAGATGATAAGAGGGCTATTGCTTGGGCAGTATATCTTGGGTTTAAACCTGAAGGCTTGATGAGAGCATATAGTGAACATAAAGAAGATACATTTATGATGGGAATGACACGATGGGAAAATTAGTTGGAAGTTTGTTAGGTATTAAGCCTCCTGATACTTCTGCGCAAGAAGCGCAAATTGAAGAACAGCGTCGACAAGTAGAAGAAGATCGAGCTATTGCACAAGCAGAGACACGTGATGAAGCCGAAAAACGTGCAGCAAGATTAGCCGCTCGCATGAAAGGTGGCAGACGTATGTTGCTTGCAGAGCGTGATGATGCAGAAGAAGGAGTTAAATCAACAACATTAGGAGGTACACCATAATGGGTAAAAAAGTAAGCAAGGTGATAAGCAAAGTGGTTAAGCCTAAAAAGTCAACACCAGCACCAGCACCAGCACCAGCAGCAGCAGAGCCTGCGGTAAAAATGGCAGCTACATCAAGTCAAGAAAAAAAAGATATTTATGATTCAGCAACTCGGCGTGTTCGTCGTGGTCGTGCTATGGGTTATCGCAGATTAATGACAGATCGAAGTACCTTAGGGGGCGAAGGCTCTAAATTGGGTTAATGAGGATGGTCGATTGGCATGAAATATATTTTGGCCCTGTTAATCTTTATACTGTTCATAGGACTCAATATGGCACAAGAACCTAAAAAAATTCCAGATACTATTCAAGGTATGGCGGAAGTTTATAAATTTGTAGAAAAGAATTTAGGCTTAAATAAAGAGCAATGGGATATGTATCGCAATTCAATTGCTTATAAAGAAAGTCAAAGCAATCAGTGGAAAACAGATTTTAAAGATTATGCCGAAACTTATGGCATAATCGGTGGCGATAAAGATTATTATGATGGTCGTTATCAAATGGGGAAAGCTGCAAAACAAGATGGTTTTAGAGTATTTGGTTTAGGAAAACCATCAGACATTAAACATAATGAAGCTGAGCGCCAAGCATTTAGAAACGATCCATTACTTCAAGAAAAATTATTTGCGGGTTATACCGTAGCCAATCATGGGTATATGAGCAAAGATGATAGTAAATATAAATATACTGCTGACTTTTATAATGCTTTGCCAGGCATGAGACAAAAGTTAGGATTTTTAGCGTATGCACATAATCAAGGTCAAGGGGCAGCTAAAAACTGGACAATGCGCGGAACTCTATCAAAAGATGCGTTTGGCACAGACGGCAAACTTTTTTACAATAATTGGAAAGCTCATAACGCACAGTATGGTGCTGGTTTATGGAAAACTAAATCAACATCACAAAATGATATGTTTATGGATAAAAATAATTTATGGAAAGGTTATAAACCCATAGATGTAGATAAAGGAGAAACTAAAGTTATTTTAAGAAAAACTTACGAAGGTGAAGACAAAGATGGCGTAACAGGACGGTATAAAGTAAAAGAAACACATACATTAAGAAATGAGGATGGGAGAGATATATGAGCGAAGTATGGGAAAAAAAAAGACCAAAAAACCTGGGAAAACCAAAAAAACTTACATCAGCTCAAAAACGTAATGCTATGAGAGCTGCTGCTAAGGCGGGTAGGCCTTATCCTAATTTAATTGATAATATGAACGCTGCTAAATAAAGAAAAAATAAATGGAATTATACAAAGGCGCATATCCAACTCGAGATATTGAGCAAGTCAGGTTAATTGAAGGTCAGGCTTTCTCAATAGGACATGCACATGATTTTGCAAGTCCATTAGCTAATGGGAGTAGTATTGATATTGCGGTTGCATTTCCACAAGGAATAAATCCTATATTTAGTATTAAAGGATTGTCTGATGGTGATGCAGTAGGTTATCTGTATGAAGGTGCTAGTGTAACAGGCGGTACAGCAATGACTATTATTAATAAAAATAGAGCTAGCACAATTACGAGTAAAGGTGTAGCAGTGCTGAACCCAACAGTCACCTCTTTAGGCACACCTATATTACAAGAAATATTATTAGGTGGTACTGGAAAAAAAGGTGGTGGCGATGATACAGGAAATGGAAATATTATACTGAAAGGATTAACATCTTATTTATTTAGATTAACTAATCAAGATCAGAATAATAACCCGCATGCTACTGAAATTATATTAAGTTGGACTGAATAATGGTTGCTAAAAAATATCAAAATCCAGAAGGAGGCTTGAATGAAGCTGGGCGAAAATATTTCAAAAGAACAGAAGGAGCGAATCTTAAAGCTCCCCAAAAAACTGGCACTGATGGTCGCCGCGTATCTTTTGCTGCTCGTTTTTCTGGCATGGGCGGCCCATTAAAAGACAGTAAAGGAAGACCAACAAGGTTAAAAAGAGCATTAACAGCTTGGGGGTTTAGTAATAAATCAAATGCTCGAGCTTTTGCAAACAGACATAAACAGACATAAAAAGGCATAACTATGGCAACTATAATGAGATTAACAGCTGAAGAAGTTTTAACAAGACAAGAGCTTGCGCAGCGAAAAAAAGAAGATTTTAGAAATCTTTATGAAGATTGTTATGAATACGCGTTGCCACAGCGTAATCTTTACGATGGATATTGGGAAGGTGGGGTTGGTGGTCAAAAGAAAATGAAGAGAGTATTTGACTCAACAGCTATCAATTCAACGCAACGCTTTGCTAATCGTATGCAATCTGGCATTTTTCCTCCACAACGTAATTGGTGTCGTTTAGAACCAGGTTCAGACATACCTAAAAATAGACATGCAGAAGCACAAGCAGCTCTTGATATGTATTCTGAGCGCATGTTTTCAAGTTTAAAACAATCTAACTTTGACATTGCTATTGGTGAATTTTTACTTGAGCTTTGTGTAGGCACAGCTGTCATGATGGTTCAACCAGGTGATGATATTAATCCTATTAATTTTATTCCTGTACCCTCTTATTTGGTATCATTCGAAGAAGGCTCAGACGGACAAGTTGATAATGTTTATCGGCGCATGAGAATAAAAGCTGAAAGTATTGAACGTCAATGGCCTGATGCTAAAATTCCATCTGAGTTAGCTGAAGCGATTAAAAACAAACCGACAGAAGATCATGAACTAATTGAAGCAACAGTTCTTGATGTTAAGCGCGGCGATTATTGTTATCACGTTATTCACAAAAAATCTAAAGCTGAGATTGTTTATAGACGAACAGAAGTTAGTCCTTGGGTGGTGTCACGTTATTCCAAAGTTGCTGGAGAAGTCTATGGTCGAGGCCCGCTTATTACTGCTTTACCAGATATTAAAACACTTAACAAAACAATAGAATTGCAACTTAAAAACGCATCACTTAATATTGCTGGAATTTATACCGCAGCTGATGATGGCGTATTAAATCCAAACACAGTAAAGATTATACCAGGCGCAATTATTCCAGTAGCACGTAATGGTGGCCCACAAGGCGAATCACTTAAACCATTAGCAAGATCAGGTGATTTTAATTTATCACAAATTGTTATTAATGATTTACGTCAAAACATCAAACGTATTTTATTAGATGAATCATTGCCCCCAGATAATATGTCAGCGCGTTCTGCAACAGAAGTTGTAGAAAGAATGAAAGAATTATCACAAAATTTAGGATCAGCATTTGGTCGACTAATTAATAAAACAATGATTCCTGTTGTTACTAAAATGCTTCAAGTATTAGATAAAAAAGGCATGATTAATTTGCCTTTAAAAATTAACGGTCTTGAAGTAAAAATTGCCCCAGTTGCACCATTAGCGCAAGCGCAAGCAATGGAAGATGTTGAAAGCGTATTAAAATTTGCACAAATCGCACAAGCAATGGGCCAAGCGGGGCAAATGGCAATTAAACAAGATGAGATGATTGACTATATTGCAGAAAAACTTAATGTTCCTCAACGCATTTTAAACTCACCTGTTGAACGCGCAATGATGCAACAACAAGCAATGATGATGGCGCAACAAGCAGCACAAGAAGCGCCAGAAGAAGCTGCTCAAGTTGCTGGAGCTATGGCTGAACAAGCGGTAACAGAACAAGCAGCACAAGGAGAATAAAGTATGGCTGGATGGGATGATTTAGAACAAGAATTACCTGTTGAAAATAATAATGTAGATCAAAAGCGTGACGATACTAATCGTTTATGCCTTAGAGTATTAGGTACAGAAGATGGAGAAAAACTTATGGAATGGTTACGCCAAACCATAGTTGAGCAACCTGTTGCTTTGCCAGGAAGCGATCCTAGTTATGCGTATTATCGTGAAGGACAAAACAGTATAATTAAGGATTTAGAAGCAAGGCTAATAAAAGCAAGGAATTTATAATGGTCGATGAAACAATCGAGCCTAGCGCTCAAGAAAAGTTATCTTCTGAAGCTGGACTACTCGATACTGCAACTGAAGTAGCACCCGAGGAAGACCAGCAACCAACAGAAATAAATCATTTAGAAGAACCTAAACCCGAAAAAAAAGACAGGCCAGAGTGGTGGCCCGAAAATTTTTGGAAAGCAGATGAAGAAGATCCTTACGATAGAGAAGGTATTGTAAAGTCTTACAATCATTACAAGAAATTAGTATCACAAGGAAAGCATAAAGCACCAGAAGATGGTGTGTATGATGCTTCTGTGTTTGGTTCTGTTCCTGAAGATGATGCCGCAAGAAATCATGTGATAAATTGGGCTAAAGAGTACGGTGTTAGCCAAGCAGCACTAGACGGACTTGTACAGCCAATTTTAGAATTATCTGGCGAACAAGAAGAAACCGTTGAGGTTAGTGTTGCTGAAGAAAGAAAATTACTTGGCCCAAATGCAGATGCACGAATTAATAGCATGCGCCAATGGGCAGATGGTTTAGCACAAAAAGGATTGCTTAATAAAGAAGAACGTGATGAATTTAATATTATGGCTGGCACAGCACGTGGCATAGCTATCTTTGAAAAAATACGTTCATTTTCAGAGCCTAATATTCCTATTAATCCTACAATCCAAGGTGACCCTATTAGCGATGCAGAGCTTGATGCTATGGTTGCTGATGAACGCTATCAAACAGATGCAGCTTTTCGAGCTACGGTTCAAAAGCGATTTGAGGAAAGATATAACTAAAATATTGCATAAGGCCTTGTTCTGTGGTAAAAAAAGAGCAAGGTCTATTGCTTTGCAACCCTTGAATACAAGTAACCTTGTCGATCGGCTATCGTAAAAGGCAAGTCATGGCCCAGAGTTCTGGCATACCATAGCGATTAATACATTTTTTTATTAATTTCTACAAGGAGATCAAAATGGCAATTCCTTTAAGTAATGCCTTTGTTCAACTCTTTGATCGTGAAGTCAAACAGGCCTATCAAGCGAAAGCTCAATTAGTAGGTGCAACACGTATGCGACGAAACGTCGAGGGTGAAGTAGTAAAATTTCCAAAAGTAGGTAAAGGCTCTGCAACATTAAGAGTGCCACAAACTGACGTTACTCCGTTGAATGTAAATTTCAGCCAAGTTAGCGTTACCCTACAAGATTGGAACGCCGCAGAATACAGCGACATCTTTATGCAACAGAAAGTTAATTTTGATGAAAAGAATGAGTTAGTTCAAGTTTTAGCTAACGCAATCGGTCGTCGTCAAGATCAACTTATTCTTGATGCATTAGCAGCTTCAGGCACATCATTGACCGTTTCTAACGACATTGGTGGTACTGATACAAACTTAAACGTAGCAAAACTACGTGAAGCTAAAAAACTCATGGATAAAAATAACGTTCCTCCACAGGATCGTCATATGATTATTCATGCTAATTCATTAGCTTCATTGCTTTCAGAAACTAATGTAACATCATCTGACTTTAACACAGTTAAAGCTCTTGTAAATGGTGAAATTGACACCTACTTAGGTTTTAAATTTCATACATTAGGTGATCGTTCAGAAGGTGGTTTAGCAATTGACGGTTCTCTTGACAGAACTCTTTTTGCTTTCCACAAACAAGCTGTTGGTTATGCTGAAGGCCTAGCTCCTCGTACAGAGATCAACTATGTTGCAGAGAAAACTTCACACTTAGTGAACACAATCCTCTCTGCAAACGCAGTTGCTATTGATGACGAGGGTATCGTTAAACTCACATGTCGTGAATCTTAAGATAAGGAGATATTAAATGGCTTATACTAAAGACAACCTACAACCTATCGGTGGTCAGTCTAAGGCTGGTAATGCTCCTCAGATGTGGAGTTATACAGCACCTGGTACTGATGTTATTGCTGACATTAATACTGAAGGGTATTTCAATGGCGCTTCTACTGTATTAAAAGTAGGTGACTTAATTCATGTATGGGATGCTTCTGTTCCTACATCAACATTAGTTACTGTACTTTCTAATGCAAGTGGCGTTGTTGACGTTTCTGATGGTACAGCACTATCAGTAGCTGACGCAGACTA